GAACCTTTTATGCTCCGTTTATCAGGAGATTCAGGAGTAGGAAAGTCCACACTATGGACCGTTTTATTATCAGCATTGCCAGAATTTGATAAATTCACCGACGAAAAGCAATTTAAGGACATCACATATGTCAGACAAGTAGGAGCAGATTATTGGGATGGATACACGAACGAAAAGAAAATTTTGCTTTATGACGATTTCAATCACGCACGAGAGGAAGTCGATTTAGCAGAGATGATATGTGTAGGATCAACAGCAGCATACATGCCAGCAATGGCATCTATTGATGTTAATAATACACATGTAGGAGTGAAAGGAACACAATTTACATCACCATACGTGGTGATGCTCACGAACAACAGAACAATTAACCCAACAACACTATTTTCCACGGAAGCAATCAACAGACGCAGGACCATACATTTTCACCTAACATTTAAATCAAGCCCCCACGAAAGACCAGAAGGATACCACGGAAACGTAAGAATGGCACGTCAAGCAGACTTTAGTCATATAAAGTTTGAAATGGACTATTCAACGAGCGGCCAACCAAAGCTCGAGAATCTCACATTACAGGAAGTACGTGATTTGATCAGGAATGAGTACGACATTTTTGTCGAGAGGCAAGATGCTATTCATACTTCAATAAATCACTTATTGCAGAGTACAGCGACAGTCACCACGAGTAGAATAAGAGCTCATAAGAGCAAGATAGTTATTGACCAGCAGCCACCCGCACCAATAGACTTTGGAACAGACAGCGAAGGAGAGGACGTAGTAAAACATGGCGTTAGCACTAAGCTAGCACTATTCGCGTCTGCTTCATTTGCAACTTTCATACAGTTGCAGAAGAAGGCAGAGCATTGCTTGAAGAAAGGATGTTTTGTATGCTTTAGTTGTTTGAGAGGAGCCTTTTACGGATTTAAATTATTTGTAGGAAATAATATCACACCGATTATGATATTTTTCGCGAAGATAACAATGTTAGCAACCGCAGCCATCACAGGAGCAGGAATAGTAACATGGATGGCAAACCATCGCAGGAACAAGGAGGTAGATAAACACTCAGGAACGAATAAGACAACGAAATATAAGCCAGAACCAAAGTTAATAGTAAAAGGAGGAGCAACGACAGACATCATTGACAGTGTGAGACAAAACACTGTGCAATTAACACAAGGAGACAATCCATTAAATTACCAAAATGGCTTGTTTATACAAGGAACGATATTAGCAACAACGGAACATTTTTTCCACAACATGGACGACAGTAGAGACAGTAAATATGTAGCAGAAGGAACACCTTTTCAAATTAAAACACCTTTTTCACATGAAGTGGAAACGTTTAAATTTGAAGAGAAAAGACTAAAAACGGTAAAAGGTGCCGACGGAGAATATTTGGATTGTGTAGTTTACGAACTACCCAATACAGTTAGAGCACGTCGCACCATAATACACCATTTTTGGGACGGAACATCGAATTTGAAGAACAGGAGATATGCTTCTGTGCATATCAACAAGCACGAACAGCTATCAGCATTTAGAGGACAAATAATTTCAGATCATATTGTGGCTAATTACAGCAATGGAATAGGCAACAATAAGGTACCAGTGAAATTACACAGGACATTTGGATATGATTTTAGAGGTATCCCCGGAGATTGTGGGACACCCATAATCTGTGACGACGATTCATTTCAGCGGAAATTAATTGGTCTTCACATTGGAGCAGCAACAACAGAGTCCATTGGCATGATCTTGACCCAGCAGGGTTTGAAGAAAGCAATGGAAAATATGTCACCGATCACCAGAGAAGCATATATTGAACCGAACGGATACCGATTACCAACAGACACAGATGTAGACACATACGATTTACCCGGAAAGATAACACTTTACGGGATATCGAAGCATATCTACATGCCACCAACACGCACAACGATAGTAGAATCACCCCTCCACGGGATGATTACGACACCAACAACGAAACCAGCACACTTGAACATGTTTAGAGCACTAGGACAAGGAAAGGACATTATGAAGATTGGAATATCAAAGTATTCCCATCCAAATCCACCAATGGATGAGGATATTTTGCATGATGTAACAGAGGCAATAGAGAAGGAGGTTAATTTTATCCCGACAGTTAATGTTAAGAGGAAATTAACTATGATGGAAGCAATCAATGGCATACATGACCAACCAGGTTTAGGAAGAATGAATATGTCCACATCCAGTGGGTATCCATTTTCAGTAGACCCAGTGTATGCAGCATATAAAGGACCGAAAAAGAATCTTTTCACACGCAGTGAAGAAGACGAAGACTATGAACCCTTACCCGTTCTGAAAGAAATGGTAGAGGATTGCATAGGTAAGTTGAAGCAGGGAGTCATTCCAGACTTGCCTTTTGTAGATTGCTTGAAAGATGAAAGACGACCACTAGCGAAAGTAGACGCGTTTAAAACGAGGGTATTTTCAATATGCCCAGTAGCAATGACAATTGTCATGCGTATGTATATGTCACCATATACAGCACACATGATGGAAACGAGACACCAGACACACATAGCCATGGGAATTAACAAGAATTCTCTTGAATGGCAGCGGATGTATAACAGGATGACGGAATATAGCCCAGAGGCTTGCGATGGAGACGCAGAAGCATGGGACGGAAGAATGCATAAACAAATTATGAAGGTGCATTACGATGTAGCTCATGAATTTTTTGATGACAAGACACAGGAAGATAGATTGGTAAGAACAGGACTTTGGATATATAATAGTGAAGCAACACATATATATTTTGACCCAAAGACTCGAACATGCGCATTGTACACATGCAATGGCGGCAACCCATCAGGACAAGGAGACACGACACCAGTAAACACGACAGGAAATTTAGCGACATTTATCTATGCATGGACAATACTCGCACCACTTCATTTACGAGATCCTATACATTTCTTTCGGAATGTAAAGGTTATTGTATATGGAGATGACAGTATTTACTCATGCAAAGAAGAAATGCAATCATTCTTTACACCAACGGCTATACAAGCAATATTAGCACAACATGGAATGATTTATGGACCAGCGAACAAAATAGGAAACTTTAATGGTTTTAAACCATTTGAGGAATGTACATTTTTAAAAAACTCTACAATAGATTTTTACGGATGGAAAGTTCCTTTTATGGAAGATACAGCAGTATTTGAAACATTAAATTGGATAAGACAGGACAAGAACTCACCACTACCAGAAAAATGTTGCGAGGACAATTGCAATGATGTATTACGCACGATACTTTTTCGCGGAGAAAAGGAATTTAATACACTAAGAGACAACATTTTAACACACAAACCGGATTACAAGCTCTTAAGATTTAAGTACTTAAGAGAGGAATTTTTGACGAATGGATCACTCACAGACCCATTCAATGCAGATGGTTTCGCACGAAGCGAGAACAACAAATTAACCATCTTCAACAAGGAAACACTAGCATCATACTAAGGAACTGACAAACGCAATCATATACATTATTACAATATTAGATACGCAAACAGATACACAACAATGAATTCAACACAAATCACACAAACAAACACAAACACAACAAACCAGAACGACACAGGCGCAACACTCGATATTTCAAAGATGAATATTAATGAAAAATCAGGTGTTATGCTATCCGAACAACAAGCAGTACAACAGACACTCCCGAATGAATACAATTTAACAGTTGTAAACAAGAGGGCCAACACACATTTGAATGATAACGCATGGGATTTGGAATCGATGTTGACAAGACATAATTATGTCGATACCATTGCTTGGGACACCACAACAAACCCAGGCACCGTGCTCTTTGGAGCAAATGTTATCGAAGGATTATTACGACTTGACATCAATTCATTTCCTTTCAAGCGATACCGTTATTGGAGAGCCGAGGACATCCGAGTCCACTTCCAAGTAACAGCGAATCGTTTTTTATCAGGTAGATTAATAGCTTATTTTATTCCTTCGATGGGAACAAATGTAGATGTTGATCTAAACACAGCAGTACAATTAGAACACGTATTTTTAGACCCTTCAGCGGCCTCTGCGGTAGAGATGGTTATACCCTTTAATTATTTTAAAGGTTATATCGATTTAAACCAAGGAGACACTCTAGGTGTCATACAATTAGCGGTGTTCAACACACTTTCAGCAGCAACAGGAATATCACCAACTATAGACGTAAAAATTTATATGTCGGTGACGGGTTCCGAATTTAAAGTACCATTACCAGGATCAGTAGGATTTACACGTAGCATAACCAAACACAGTTCACTTTTATCAGCATTAGACAACGGATTTCAAGCATTGACACAGTCAATAATGCCTTCAGAGATTATAACAGATCTTATTGGAGGTTTATTGGATAAACCAGAAGAACCGGAACAACCAGCACCGATAGTTAATAAAGATATGGAATATCTTTCGAATGCACGAGGAGCAGAATACCTTGAGAAACTTAACTTGGATCCATCAGCCCAGCAGCTAGTGGATTTCGAGCATTTTTCAACGAATCAAGATGAAATGGATATTGACTATCTTTTGAAGAAAAAGATGAGTTTTATTCGTCGCGTAGATTGGACACAAAATGACCCAGTAGGAACAATCCTATGGTGGGAAGGTGTGGGTCCATTGCTTTGTTTTTTGAGCCAACTAAGCAACGGATACGGCACACGCCTGGTAGATTACGTAGCGTTAAACTTTGCCTTTTGGAAGGGAGGTCTCAAATACATCTTTGATGTAGTAGGGACTCAACTTCATGAGGGTAGATTAGACGTTATGTTCTTTCCAGGGCAACTGAACTCGATCACAGACTATAAGGCAGCGACATCTGTTTACATGGGGTCTGTAGTCATTAGAAACGGAGAGAATGCTTTTGCATTCATCGCTCCCTTTCTCAGTGAAACCCCATACAAACAAGTGTATTATGGAGGACCTTTAAGCACATCTTTTCCAGACGCGAGAGTAACAGATTACTCATCAGGCACTATCCAACTAGTAGTGGCTAACCAACTTAGAGCACCAACGAATGTACCAGCAAACGTATTGATCAATATATTTCAAAGCGCAGCAGAAGACTTTGAACTCACTATGCCTTCAATCAGAAATCATAGTGTAAAGATCACTCAAATGAATATCACTAAGCACAGTAGTGATATGCCGAACCTTAATAACCCAGCAGATGTTATTAAAGCACCAACTTTAGCAGCAGGTGTCGGTGCCTCCATCGAACCAAAGATCACACAGTTCGGGGAGAAGTACCCATCTCTACGAGAGATGTGTAAAAGGTACCAACATGGTACCACAATAGTAGTAGACCCAGAAGTACTACCATTAGGTTCTGTTAAAGACGAAATATTAGCAGGAACCAGACCGTTTATACAGGTTATACAAGGAGAAGACTTGTTTTCAAGTTCATTCCTTAGACGTATGACAGCGATGTATAGAACCGTCAGAGGGCCAATCAGATTGAAGATTCGCCCACGCAACACCAACCAAGCAGCACTAAATTCAATCATAGGGTACGCAACATATTACCCACAACAACGCGCGCAAGTAGTTACACCAGAACTAGCACAAGAACTTGCCGACCACTTTCAGACCGATATAGGTGGTAGCTCAGCCATACCAAGAGCGCGTTTTTCCAACACACAAACAGCAGAATTTGAAGTACCTTTTTTACACCAAACAGGGGTAGCGCTTATTCGCAAACCAAGTGACCCAACAGCAGATTTTAATTATACGAATTATTGGAATCCCAGCATTATTATAGCAACAT